ATCAGGAATCTATTGTGTCTACTACTAGGGATATTTGGTATATCTTTTTATCCCCGCCGTTTTTGCGTCCCCGCAGGGGCGCTGAATCACAGGATTAATAGACATTACGAAGCGGGAATTTAAATTGACAAATTATCAAAACTTTCCCTATAGTTATCAAACCTTTCTAGATTTTTTCCTGGTGTTTTATAACTTTTTGTTATAATTTCTGGGCATTTTTATGGGGGTTTTTTGGCTATAAAGGTTTGACAAACCAGGGTATTGGGGGTATAATGCATGCCTCGCTATGAAGGTTTGGAAGGTTTGGAGGTTTGGAGGTTTGGGATAGGGAGGTTTGGCCGCCAGAGGATTACGACGCCATCTATAAAATCGCTCAATTACCCATTACCCTCCACTTTCCTCCACTCTTACCCACTCATAAAAATATCAGTAAGATTTATTTCTCTTATCAAACCATCCCAGATAGCATTTAAAAGCCTTCCAAGCCTTAAATCAGCGGGTATCAAACCATCGCCCTGGATCCATATTGTGCATATCAAACCTTTTGATCAGGGATATTGCACGTATTGTCAAACCTCTGTATCTGGCCTATCTGGGTATCTGGGATATCTGGCTATAGGGGTTTGTATTACACTGGGGATATTACGATACTTCTTGACTTACCCGCCAAAATTTGAGATAATGTATTGTGATTGTAAAACTAACTCCTGAAGAAGTTCGTGTATGTACCATGCTTGGTATGGAAAGATGGCTAACTAAATTTGGCTCAGAAGATAGGCCAAACTATGCCAAAGGAAAAGCAGATGGTTTGTTAGAGCATGAACTCTTGGCCAATGTCAGAGCCAATGTTTGTGAGTGGGCTGTAGCCAAACAATATAACGTATCCTGGAATGTGCCTTGGTATCCTAATTCCTTGCATCCAATGAGAAAAGGTTTGGCAGACCTATCTAAAAATATAGAGGTACGATCAGTTCGTACACAAACCTCAATTCCATTTTGGGAAAAGGACAAGGACAATTATATTTTTGGAGCAAAGGTTTTAGATACTGAGTACTACTCTAAAGTTGAGGTTTATGGTCATATTAAGGCAAGTGATTTTATGACAAAAAAATATTACGATACTTATATCTCAGGTTGGCGTGTTCCTATTGGGGAGTTTAGTGAGTGAGCCTTTATATACCCGCAGATTTTAGGATACTAACCGATAGTGCCCTCTTAGGGCATTGGAAGGTTTGATAGTTCTATTTTGCGCTTTGCCTTAATGTGGTAATATTATATTGTCGGGGGAGACAGCGACATTAAATAACTGGCTACACCTGAGCATGTGGATAAAAGGCTCTCTTGCTTTTCCCGCCGAAATTTGATACAATAGATCTATGTGGTGGTCATGGGTATTAGCGGTTATAGGCGTTGCAGGCATATACTTTGTTGGACGAAAAGACAACTGGGGATGGTTTGTTTTATTATTTAATGAGTGCTTATGGATAGCCTACGCATTGGTAACCAACCAGTATGGATTTATATTTTCTGCACTTGCCTATGCAGTAGTTTATATTAAGGCTTATGTTCATTGGTCAAAAGATCCTGTAAATGAACTACCTCTTTAAGGATATAATTAAATGATGAAGAATATATCAAACCTCATTGCTGCATCAGGATGTTTTAATTTAGATGAGGCTCTTCGTGCCGTCGCCGAACTTCATATTCCAGAAGGCACATTGGTTCACAGATGCCAAGAAGATAAAAAACCTTGGCCTTGCCAAACAATTAAAATTATTGAAAGAGAGTTAACAAAATGATAACTGATAACCTGACTTGGGCTGAAGAAGAAAATAATGTTTGGAAGGGTTGGACTTATAGCCTTGAAAAGAATCGCTATTACTTTGATGATGTAGGTAATGAGTCTCTTGCTGCCTTTTGGGCAGATGATTTTTTAAATCAGGCATACTCATAGGATAGGAAACTTATGATTAAAAGTAAAGAGTGGCGAATTAGTAATAGGGTTTGGCTTGGTGTTGGTTTTGCTCCCCGCAGAATTGCGTTAGGGTTTAGCGTAGATAGATTTAATGCCAATATTGATTTTCTTTGGTTTTGGATATCACTTGAATATTAAACTGAATCAAGCCCATGAGTGAAGATATTGTTGATCTAGCCATTTCAATGGCAGAGATAGACACAGGGATGCAGTTGCCTTTAGAAGAACGTGAGGCAATGAAGCAGAGGATATTAGCAAGGCTAGAAGATATTAACCAATAGTGCACGGTAAATTAGTGTATACTTAATAGAAGAAACAATCTAAGGGGAATAAAATGGCAGACACAGTAGAAAAAACAAGTTGTTATACATATAAGGTAGAGTTAATTGTCCAGGTCTTAGCAAAAGATTTGCCGATGGCTACAAAAAAATTAGAGTCAGACGGTGGTTATGTTACTAGTCGTAAAGTAACATTACAAGATACCGTTTCTTTGTTTAGTGGACAAGAAAATAAAGCCGTTACTCAAAAATAATATTATTTTAAAAACTAAAAGATTCATTACATTTTTTACAATATGATATAGGGCTATTTTTAGTGTGATAAGTTGTAGAGACTAAAAATATTAAACCTTTCTTATGCATATCTAAGTATTTCTTACCTGAGTATCCATAAAAGATTGGGATTAGCGGGTTATTACAGTTTGGGCACATACAGGTTATAGTATATCATTGTGCTTTGACGTACCGTCCAAAATTTGATATACTGGGCTTATATGTCAGCCAATAGGTTTGTTATTTGCGAGGTATGCAAGGAACAAATTCAAATAAGGTCTTCTATGGCATATCAAACTTTGTATAATCATATGAAAGAGCATAAATGAAAAAAATAAAAAAGTTTAAAGAGTTTGATAAGCCTATTGATTTAGTTGTTCATACTAAATGTCCAGATAAATGGTTGCTTATAGATAGAGAAACTGGAGAAATCTATCAAGGAAGTTCTGCGGGGCACTGGGATAGATTTGATCCAGTTATTAAAGATAACCATAACTTTACAAAACAAACTGAATAGGATATACTTATAATATGAAAAAAATAATTATAACTTTTTTACTAATATCGCTGTTAATTCCTACTGCATCTGCTCAGGCTGCAACAAAGTCATTAAACACTAAAGGCAACAAGGTTTCTTGTAAAAGCATTAAGACAAAGTATAAGTCAGAGATAATGTCTAAGTGGTCCAATGGGCTAGCAAGTGATCAAGATGTGTTAAAAGAAATAGATTTAAACATAGATATGCTCGCTGCAAAACAAAAATTTACAACTGGCAAAATCAAAACAACTATTACCTCTTGGATTACAGCAGAAAAAAATACAAAAATTGCACTAACTAGTAAAAATGTTGAAGCAATTACTGTTGCAATGAATTTAAAGATTTCTTCAATTACTAATTTTGATAAACTGTGTAAGTCTATAGAAAAATAACATGGACGAAAAACAGGTGCGTGAACAAATAGCCAAGGAAATTGAGGCTATTGATATTGAAGCCAGTAAAACAAATGCAGTTGGAATGAAGATTCTTGCTGCAATGGTTGCTAGGGGCAATAACTAGCCAAATCTGGTATCATAGAAGTATGTTCTGTGAATCTTGTGGTGGCAAACTTATTAATGGAGACTGCTCTAATTGCTATACCAATTCTGCTGCTTTAAGAGAATTTGAGGAAGAAGATGACTAACTGGACTGAAGAACTTAACGACAAACAGAAGGAAGACGTCTGGAACTTTGTTGTTTTTACTGTTAAAGAAATAAGAGAACAAATAGCGAGAGACATTGAAGCAACCATTCCTCTTTGGAAGTCAAAAGGTTTATTAAAATCTCGTAGAACACAAAAAGCGTTTGAAGCATCTGCTGCAATTGCTAGAGGGCAGAACGAACAAATAAATGGCTAACATAGTCTTTCTTGGTAACTTTGAAGTATCTTATAGTAGTGAGAATCATCATGCTAAGTCTTTGGAATCTCTTGGGCATACCGTACAAAAATTGCAAGAAAAAAAAGCGGGTAGCACAGAAATATTAAGTGCAGCATTAAACTCTGATCTATTCATATGGGTACACACACATAGATGGCAGACTCCAGGATCTAGGTCTATGACAGATGTATTAAAAGAATTAAAGGCTGCTGGTATACCAACGATGACTTATCATTTAGATTTATGGTTCGGAATTGAACGTGAAAAAGATTTAAAGAATGATGACTTCTACACAAACATTGGTCACTTCTTTGCTACAGATAAGTTGATGTGTGATTGGTTTAATAAAAACACACAGGTCAAGGGTCACTTCTTGCCTGCTGGAGTGTATGATAAAGAGTGTTATATTCATGAAGAGTATGATCCACATAACTTTGAAAACGATATTATCTTTGTTGGTAGTAAGGGTTATCATCATGAACATAAATACCGTCCAGAATTAATAGACTTTCTAAAAAAGACCTATGGTAAAAGATTTCTACACGTTGGTGGAGATGGTGACACTGGAACCGTTCGTGGAGATGCGTTAAACCGTATCTATGCTAAAAGCAAGGTAGCAATAGGTGATAGTTTAAACATTAACTTTAATTATCCTTACTACACTAGTGATAGGTTGTTTGAGAGTACTGGTCGTGGTGGTTTTACTATTTACCCTCGCATTAAAGGTCTTGATAAGTACTTTGAAGACGGTAAAGAGATTATATTTTATGAGCACGGAAACCTTAAAAATCTTAAAGAAAAAATAGATTACTACATACTAGATGGACTGACAAGAGAAAAAATAAGGATTGCTGGTCATGAAAGAACAAAGAGTGAGCATACATATGTTCATCGTTGGCAGAGTATTATAAGTGAACTTGGTTTATCTTAATAAATTATTTACTTATAATAATCATTAAATCATCGTATCTTCCAAGATGTCTTAGATCAACTATTTTATAATTAAAATTAGTTAAATGCTTTACAAGATCATCAAGGTCTTTGTTTGATGCAATATCTTCAATAAAGTACTTGCCGCCGACAGATAATTTATTAAAATAAATATCAAAAGTTTTTATTTGAAATTCAGATGTATGAACTCCATCATCTATAATATAATCAAACATATTATTTTCAAAAACATCTGCATCGTTTTTTATAGTTGAATCAATTGTAAATACTTTATATGGCAAGTCAGATACTGATTTTGGAAGAATTCCATTTAATTCAAAATACGGATCCACTCCGTATATTTCTGCGTTGTTAAACCACTGCCCCCAAAGAACTAAAGATCCTCCGTTATGAATTCCAATTTCTAATAACTTTGGGTTATTCCTTTTGGTTAGTTCTTTATCATAAATTTCAATATAATTATGACAA